GACATTATCGTCCATGTTTAACCCTTAAAGAGTTCCTGATGAGCCGCATCAGTACGGTTGGTGGCTAGACTACATCATTTGATGCAGTCTGGCAATCTTAGTTAACGTGGGTGATTTTTCATCCACTCAGCAAAGTCAACATCTTTCAAATGCTCAGTCCATTGATGTTCGCTGACTTGTCCAGATTTATAGCACATTAGAAGAAGTTCAAAGTTGTTCATTTTGCTACCCATCCTGTGTTACCTGTTCCGCTTTCCTTGATGTACAAGGTTGTCCCAGCGCCGCCATCGCTGCGAGTGAACAATGCACCCCGTGGTGCTGTAACAGCACCTTCTGGAGTCCCATTCCCGTAAAGAATTAACGCTTCTACAATGGCATCGCCGCGTCGCGCAAACAATTCAATTTGCGTATTTACCCAGTTTGCATCTTGAGAAACTGCGCGATGTCCTCCAGCAGCTTTTACTAATCCGGTTGTATCTTCGCCAAAACAATACAACTCTGCGGATTTATTTACCGTGGCGGAATTGTCGCCGTTGAATGGGCCACCCCTATTAGGGATGCCGTACCCTAGCGCGGGGAGATTAGTGAATATGCGATTAGTAGCCGCATAAACGCCAGCGCCTGTTACGATGTTTGTAACCGCATTAGGCTCAAGTGAAATAACAGAGTTGGTAACGCCTGCCGCAATGTCTGCGCCGACATCAAGGGAACGCAATTTCAAACGTGCGCTAACGCCGTTACCCGAATTGATTTTAAGCCCTGTGGTTGATGTAACACCCCCGCCAGCAAGTTGCCCGTCAATAAGCGCATCAACCATAACGTCTTGGTTTACAACGGCTGGGGTATCAACATGAACGCCGATCCACGCACCAGTAGCATTTTGAGCGTACAACAGCCCGTTTGTAATGGTGGTTTGCAGAACATCTTTAAGATAGATACCTGTTTGGCGGCAGTTAATATGCCAATTTGACATTGCAAGCCAAGGTTCAGCATTGCCAGTTGAATGCAATTTACTAACGCCAACATTTACATCGACAGCAACAAAATTGCTGATCATTGTACCTTCGCCATTTTCTAAAATCTGAACGCCTGTGCCTACAGAGACAGCCTGACAGTTATCAATTTTTACGTCTGTAGCTTGGCCAGCAATCAAAAACCCGTACTGCGTTTTGGTTAGGTTATCAGTTGGCCCATGCACATAGCAGTCAGCGAAAATAGAGTTACGCGCATTGTTTATGTTAAACCCGCCCGTCCAATAGTTTGTGCTATTGCCGTCTACAACTATATCAAAAATATTTGCGGCTCGAATATCAACGCCGATAGACGTAGCATACTGAAGGTAAACTGCCACGCCACAGTTTGGAGCGCCAGCTATAGCAGTAAACCCACCAATATCTACGTTTGTTGTTGAAAAAAGGCTTGTGCCAGAAAACAAGCTGCCCGTGCCTGTGAACGTAATGGTAAGCGCGGCTGCGCCGGGGCCATAAATAACTATGTCAGCGTTTGGTATAGCTATGGTGGTGTTAATAGTAAAGTTTGTGTCGCCAAGATACAAAGCCTTACCTTCAGCAGAGGCAGCGTTTACTGCAGCCTGTAAAACAGCCGCTGTTACTGGCGACCCAAAATCTTGCACCGAAAGATATTGCGCCAATTTGGCTTCAACATTTGTAGAAACCGCGCTAGTGAAAGGTGGATCATAGACCACAATGTCGGCGTTAATTTGGGCGGCATTTACACCAGATATATTATCGAACGTACCTAGCAAAACGCCTGTCGATGTCTCAATAACAAATTTGTAGACTTGAGCATATGTTAGCCAAATTTCGCCGCCCGGTACGCGGCCTGCACTGTCCAAAACAATAGGATTTGCATGGGGCGTGGCGCCAGATGCACTGGTGTAAGTTGTCTGTGGCGTTGTGGTTCCTGCGGCATACGTGTAAATTTTGCCACCCGACAGAATAACGCCGTTGTTATCAAAAAACTGCGCGCCCGCGCCGCCTAAAGGTGATAGAAATACTTGCGGCATTATGTGTCCTTACACGTTAAAAGTAATATGTTGATTACGATATTATTCGTAAAAAACAGAAACTTTAGGCGTTGTGCCGCCGAGAACGACATATAAACCCTTGCTAAATACCACGCCGTCTGCATCGCCAGTAAACACATAGTTACCGGGAGTAGCCCCAGTAAAAGTTGCTACGATAACTGGATCGCTAGTAGACGCCGTTGCGGAATCGTAAACAGCAATAGTAGGGCTAGTGCCTGAAGACACAAAGATACCCTTCACTTTGCCAAGACCAATCTTGACTTGCGCGGTGGCACTCAAAGCGGTAAAATTAGCAGACATACATATTATCCTAAGCCAAAAATTTCAGTTTGTATAAGGTTGAATAATACAACCCAAAAATCTCGTCGATAATGTTTTGAAGTGGGGTACACTCCTTATCGACAACTTTATACCTCATTGCATCAAGTTCGTCTACCTGACCTTCTAAAAACTCAACAATGTTGTTAGTCTTCTTAGCTGACATAAGCGAAATGGGGCCGATTAGGCCATATTTCCCTTGATAAGCCTCTGCAAATTTGTCCGCCAGTTCGATGACTTCGTCGTAAAACGTGTTCAAAGCGGAGTGCTTGGCAAAGCTGCGCGTGTTCAAGTGCGTCGAGTGGGCCACATCGCGCGCAAGAAACAGTGTACCTATAAAATCAGCGCAACTCATTACATCATTCCTTCAGGGGCTTGTTCAGGCATTGGCATTTCAGGTTGTTCAGGCTGTTCGCCCATTTCAGGCGCTTCTGGCATCTGTTCGTCCATCTGCGGTACTTCGCGCATCTCTGGTGAACCGCCGATCAAGTCGCCTGTATCCAAAGCGCCTGCAATCGTACCCATGACAATATCCTGAATTTGTTCAGGTGTCATGCTGTTTTGTACCGCAGAAATACGCTTGGTTTCAGCTTCGTAAGCCTGCACTTCAGCCTTGTACTTGTCGATGGAGATTTTCTGCTGTTCTGCGCTATCTTGGATGTTTTCCATGATGTCAGACACGCGGTTGAGTTCTTGCGACAGGGCTTCAATCTGTTGCTTGGCTGCCATGATTTCAGGCGACTGATCGCCTTCTTCCAAGACTTTCGGGTCAAGGATTTTCTTGAACCGCTTTGCCATTTCCTGCGCTCCGGGCCAATCCATGTTTTTGATGAACAAATCGCCGGCCACAGTCCAAAGCTGCGGGTTGGATTGCAGAATCATCGACATGGCGTCGAGTGCCTCTTGACGCTTGGTCATGTAGCCGGGGCCAGTAGTAACCATAACGTCGTATGTGCCGATTGACGGGTTGTAAATTTTTTCGATCAGACCGCCATTTTGGTCACGAATTTCCTTGACAGGCTCTTGCTGCATAGGGTCCATTTTGACCATGCTGACTTCGCCATCAACGCCGATAATGCGTGCAATGCGCTGTGTGTCGTAAATCTTAGGAATAATATCGACAAGCTGGCGGGTGATGTGACGGATCGCACGGGCTAAGTTATCTACATAGTGGTACGTGCCAACATCGCCCTGCTTTTCGCGTGCGGTAATGGCTTTTGCAGACCGTTCGTTGCCTTGCGCGCCCAAAGATGCGTCGTACTGGCCGGTGGTGGATTTGATGTCCTCACCAGCGCCCATTTTAGCCTGTATCAGCCCTGTTTGCGGCAGCGGGGGTGCTGCACGCTGGGGCAGCGGCAATACGTTCCCAGCGCCGTCTGTAACGTCTGGGTTAACTTCCAAATACGGCCAGTTGGTCGTGTTGGCAGTCTTCCACTGGTTTTCGTAGCCTTCAAATTGGCCGCCATAGGCAATAAATGGTGCTTTTGGCGCCAGCGCAAGCATTTCTGCCTCTTGGCTAGTCCAGTAGTTGTACATACGCTGCGCGTCTTTTGCGTTCCGCACTAGACCAGATACGTAAATCTGACCTTGCACTTCAAATTCGTTGCCTACGACGCGCACGACGGGTATCCAACTGCCCGGCCATTCGCGTTCGTCAAGCACATCATAGCCATTGGTCTTCATCCACATGACTTTTTTGCGGTCTACTTCGCGGCTACGGACAGGCTTGCCGTACATAGCGCGCAGTTGCTTATCCATCGGCGTATCTTTGAACGCCGTGACGTTGTCTGGGTACAGGTTCAGCGTTTCGCGCTTGCGCTTGTAATAAAAATACTCCGCAACGCGGATAGTGTCTTCGTCAAGCCATGCCGACATGCTTTCATCGCCGACAGCGGTTGACAGGATCGACGAGATGGGTGTCGCGTCTGGAAACTCGCGCTCATACTCGTCTTTGGTCATGTCCTGCGTGACAAAGCACCATTCAGCGTCTGCGCCGCATGGGTCTTGGATCGTAGGGTCCATGTAGACGCTAAAGGAGTTGCGGACGCGCATGATGCGAACGTCTTGGTCAAAGGTTTCTTCGTTACAATACTCTGTAATTAGACGAATGTAACCTTCACCATACGTTACTTGGTTGTCGCAGGCTGTGTCGTAAGCCACGTCAGCGTCGGACATATATTCAATATGCCGCACGACGCCGTCAAAAATCGCTGCCACTTCAATGTCAGCATTGTCATCGACAGGGATGACCTTACCGGCTGGGCGATTCTGGCGCTGTTCGTTCGTTACCTGACGGACGTGCTGCGGCAGTTTGTTAATTGTCAAGCAGGGACGTGCGTTAATTGTCTGGCCTTGCACCGCGCCGCGGGTCGCCAACACGTCAGCAGGCCACTGCCACTGGTTGTCAGGGCTGCCGGCCATGAACCGAAGGTCGTCCAGTTCGTCTTCACGGCTGTCCGAATAGGCTGCCATCGACATCTGTAGCCGATGGCGCATAGTTGCCATTGTATCAGGGTCACCGCGAGTGTTTGCTGGATCGCTACCGATGTCAGCTACGTCGCCTACCTTGTTAATTCCTGTCGGATCAGCCATTGCGGTTACTTTTTACCTTTTTTGGCGGCTTCACGTTTTACGCTATACGCGATTGCGACCGCCTGTTTGACAGGTTTTCCGGCTTTTACCTCGGCCTTGATGTTCTTGCGGAACGCGGCTTTGCTGGGCGACTTGACCAAAGGCACTTTATTTCTTCTTCTTTGCCGGTGTGGGCTTCATGTTCACGGTTGTGCGTGTGACCTGTACAGGTTTCTGTACAGGTTTCGGCATTTTAACGGGAGCGCGTCCGCCGGCTGCGCTTGTCGTGCCTTCTTTTGGCATGGGTGACTTCAGGCGTTCGCGGAGCATCTCTGCGTTGCGTTCAGCCTTGACAGTACCAGACTTGTACAGGGCTTTGGTGAACTTATTAGCTGGCATTTACTTACCCTTCTTAGCTGGTTTTTTAGCGGTTTTGGCGCTCTCTTTGAACGCTTTGGCTGTAGGGGCGCCTTTAGTGCCCGGCTTACGCATTTTTTCGCCTGATCCAGCGGCGATGCGGGCTTTCTTGGCGTTGATGTTGGCATATAGACCGGGTTTCATGGGCATTTCCACCTTTTCAAACTAGCTTTGGCACGTTCGCCATTCTTAGCTTTAGCTGCTACTGCACCCATGCGGGCGCAGAATGATGCTTTGCGTCCTGCATCAGCCTTTGTCTTCGGGCTGGGCGCAGGCGCTTTTAACTTGCTGCCGGTTGCAGCATTATACTTTGCTCTACCAGCGGCTGTAAGCCCTGCACCCTTAGATACAGGCAGCTTTTCACCCCGGCCTACGGACAACGACACAGATTTTTTCTTGTCTGCCATTAACTGCCCATCCAGCTTGTAGATACTCCGGCGGGAGAATACCCGCTTGACGAGCGTCTGTCAACGCGTCCTTGTCGAAAATCCTGTGACGCTACAGGAAAGGCAAATGTCACCGCTATGGCGTCCGCTGCGTCAGGCGACGCCAGCCCGCGTGACTTCATATCTTTCTTGCTTTCAAGGAACAGCGTCCCCTTGCTGTCCGGCTTGGTGCGCGGGCTGATGAGGTCAGTTTTCAGGAACCTGTCGTTGGGGATGTGCGCCGTCTTGAGCCAATCCCGCATGGCGCCCCACATCTCTGCGCGCTTGTTACCCCACATGATCTGGTTCTTGGCCTTATTGCCGAAGTTCACGCCGCGTATTTTGTACCGCTGTTCCTTCAGCCGGTCCACGACGCCGGCGCCTAACCCGCCTTCGTCGATGCAGACCAACGCAGGCTTGAACTGCTCTATAGCGTCAATGACGTACCCAGCCACTTCCATAGTGTCAGCCCCGCGGTGTCTCCGCAGTTCCAAGATGTCACGGCCCTGCCGTATGGCGATGACGGTGGCGTCCGCCCCGAAGCGTGCAGGGTCCACACCTATTACGATGGGCGCGCTGTCATCTTTGATGGGTGGGCGCTTCATGGCATCATCAACCAGATTGCTGCCAATGAACTGATCGTCACCTTCTGACGGGAAGTTACCGTAGACTTCGACGCTGGCTTGGTAGCTGTCTGGCCCGTACTCGTCGATGATGCGCTGGTACAGGTTTTTGTCTGTACCCTCGACATCACGGGCGTCGATGGTGCGTGTTGTCCAGAACGCCCGCTTGCTGTGGAACGTCTCGTAGAAATAGCCTGTGTTACGCCGCGGGTTGGAGAA